AAATCTGTAACATATCCTCTTAAATATGATACTATAGTATTAAGTTGTTGCCATGGAGATCCAGATGCTGCTGGTTGTGATGCGGAAACAAATATGTTCATTTGACCGGCATTATTTAGATTGATTAAAGAAAAATTTCCTTGATTGTTAGAATTTAATAATGTTATTGGCATTAATAAAATCCTCCATCAATATAACTAGCGCTAATAGCAAAAGATGCTGTTGTTGCAAACGAAGAAGATACAGCATTCAATACATATGATGCGGTTTGAGCCAAATTAACAAATGATGCAGTGCTAGAAAAACTTGATGATACTGCATTAAGTACATAACTAGCTGTTTGAGCTAAACTAACAAATGATGCTGTTGTTGCAAATGAGGAACTTACTGCATTTAATATGTATGATGCGGTTTGTGCAAAACTTGCCGTTGTAGCAAAACTAGAAGATAGTGATTGATTTGCATACGATGCAGTTCCTGTTAACAATCCATTTAATACAAATGAACCAGACATCAATAACGAACCGGTGAATAACATAGTATCTGCATTTGTAGAAAATACTGTTGTGTTAGTTGATCCCGTTAATATTGTCGAACCTGTAACAATTAAAGAACCTGTAATTATAGCTGAACCTGTATAAGGAAATGTTGTATCAGGGGCGTATGATGCTGAAGTGGCAAAACTTGATGATACTGCATTTAAAACATAAGATGCTGTAGCAGCAGTTCCTAGCAAAGATCCCGTTAATGATCCAGAGGCTCTTAATGCTAAACTAGCAGTTTGAGCTAAACTGACAAACGATGCTGTCTGTGCTAAAGTTACAAATGAAGCCGTTTGGGCTAATACTACATAACTAGCTGTCTGAGCTGTTACAATATATGATGCAGTTACTGCATTTAACGCCCAACTTGAAGTTCCAAATAATGAACCGGTGATGCTACCTTGCACGCGTAATGATCCGGTAATTTCAACATCACTTTGACGAGATATAGGATTTGATCCAGTCCATTTTGATGAAACAATTCCCGTTAATTGAGAACCATCTCCTTTAAATGAACCTGTAAATGAACCGGTTGTATATGATGCGGTAAATGCATTAAATGATGCTGTTGTTACTAATGAACTAGTATCAATTGATATGCTACCCGATAAATAAGATGCTGTAAGTGCATAACTTGCTGATATTGGATATAATGAACCTGATTGTAATTGTCCCGGCTTAAACTGTCTCATTATGTCCATCTCCCTTTGACAATAACAACATCTGTTGAGTCAATTCCATATCCTAACATAGCAGTATCGAAAATAATTGTTTGTGCAGCAACATCACTAGGAGTCCATGTATATGTTGCTTTATCAATGTATTGACCGTTAATATAAATATCAAATTCGTTTTTAGTTGCAACTGTTAAATTGTTGGGATTAATTGCAGCAAATGCATTAACAGTAACTGTTGTTGAAGAAGACCATGTTGCTTGTTTTTCTGTCAAATTTATTAAATATGTCATTGTAGCAGCATTGATAGTTGTTGCTGTGCCAGCACTTGATACAACTAATGAACCACCGGAAAATACGTGCGAACTTTGTTGTAGTACCGCTTGTGGTATATTAGTTGTTGAAAATATATTTAAGTTTCCAATATCGATAATCGAATCAAAACTAACTTTTTTAATTGAATACATTTTTTTAACGGTTTCTAAACGCGTTTGTTGTGCTGCTAGCAAAGAACCATGAACTGTTAGTGGAATGGTTGCACGTATTAATCGATCTTCTCCCGTTGTATTAACAGTTTCCGTACTTATTGCTCCTAATGATGCTTTGTATTTATTACCTTCATTACCCCATGCATATCTACTATGTGGAAATATTTGATCAATTAAATCATTCATTTGTATAGTAAAATCACACCATAACATCATATCATATTCAACCGTAACATATCTAGGTATATCGATAACAAATATTTGCTGAGAATCTTCAGGTTGTTGTTCCGGTAAAGGAAAAAGTTCGTCTTCATATCGATTACGAGAATTATAACGTTGTCGATGAATTATTTGATTGCCAGCTTGTGGCCAATTGACATCTAATTTTCTTACATCATCTCGTTCCGTAACATTATTTCTTTTTAGCACAATAATCGGAGATTGAAGCATTCCTTTTTCATCTCGCATATAACCCAAACGTTGTACATTATCCCATTTTTCGCCTGCAGCAAAAATTACAGGTACATTGATTAATTCTTGATTGGCAGTTATTTGCGGTTGAATTTCATTTTCAATATACCATTTAATTGCAAAATCAATATCATATAATGTTCGATGATTTGAACGTAATACATCATCATCTCGGCGCGTTTGCATACTTCGATCTAATAAACGATCTCCATGTAAACTTTCAACGCGTCGCGGTTCTGGTTTATTTGTTTTTCTATCAATATTTTGTCTATTTAATCTAGGCATTAACGTCCTTTATTCAATGGTATTTTATTATCGCCGCCGCGTCTAATATCCTTGATTCCTGCAGGTGTTTGTCTTGTTGCATGAGTGTCGCAAATAATTGATACACTATAACCATGACTATCACCATTAGGCCAAGTTTCAGGATTCTTACCTGCAAAATATTGATTTGCATCAACGTTATCAATTTCAAAATATTCATTATCCCAAAGTATGATATCTCCTGCCGATGGATACAATCCAACTCGTTCTAACAAGTCTCGAGATAATGCAAATTTAGCAGTACGAGTATATGTATGACCATATTCATCCATAGAACTATTTTTTTCATCTTTTGTAATAACACATGGAATTAATACAGAATCAAAATATGCTTTTCTTTCTGATTCGCCATATATATTTGATTCATTTTGAGTAACATTGAGTTTAAAGAATTCTATTTCAGTATCTATAATTGCATTGATAAGTTCCGAATTAATTGAAGCTAAAAATTTAGCATCTCGCATTCCCCCAAAAAGTGCCATATTCGTCCTCCTTATCCAACATATATACGTAATGGAGCTTTTGATAACAATTCCATCATTTGGGTTGCTTCTGCATTTTGACGGGTTAACATTTGCTCTTTTGTTAGTTTTTCTAAAAATTCGCGAAGTTGTGTTATCAACTCTCCTTTTTCGGTCTGACCTTGTGATACTAAATCAGATCCATTAAGAGTTACTTCACCATTAGGTATAGGTACTGAAGAATATTTATTACGTACATATCCTAACATTTCTTTTGCAAGTGCGGTTGCATATCTTAATATCCAAGAACGCCCCATATCATTAATATTCCTGTATGTTTGGTAAGTATATGGTATATTTGATGCGTCACTTACAACATTGTTTAAAAGTGCAGTATTGCCAAATAAAAGAGCACCTGCTGCTTTTTCTTCTTCAAACATGAATTCAAACCATACGTGTCCGTAATAAGGAGTTCCAACGGTTCCTGGAGTTCCTGGTACAGGATATAATCGTATATCATCGCCATGTATATCAAATGAAAAATGAGACTTACGTACTTGATCATTGAATTCAATTGCTTGTAATCTAAGTAAATCTGCATGTATTGGCATCATCATGAAACTTACTGACGGAGAGAATCCACCAAAATCAAATGCATCTAACATGGTTTGGGAACCTAAACCAGTTCCTACAAATGGATCAAAATATCTTACAATAGCCGGCGGTGGTGTATGTAAAACTCTTCGTATTTCAATTGAACTAGAATTTGATAATGTTTTGCCAGCAGCTGCAAATGATGCTGAAACTGCTTCTCTTATGCTATATGTTTGTTTACCATCAACAATATCAATTGAAGCAGAATACCATTTAGTATAACCTCCGGATTCAGCTTCTTGACCATACGCTTTACTTAATTTTACAATGTAATTAAGTGATGTTCCAATTTGTTTTCCAGTGAAACTTCCGTTTCCTAAAAAAGCAGATCCAGTATTTACACCTAATGTATTAATTAAATTATTAACAATGTTTATTTGATTTACTTGATTTGAATATTCTATTACTGATGCTTCAAAGGCTGTATAAAAATTTATATCTTGAAGTTCGACATCCATTATTGGATATCCTAATGTGCGCGCAGCATATACGGCAAATTTATCTGCATGAGATTGGAACATTGGATCTGTATCAAAATATCCAAATGGCGTAGATCCAGTAGTAAATGATGAACTACCTGGCCAAATTGGTTTATCTACACTATAATCCATGACATTTCCTTTTTATATATAAATATCAATATGATTCATTTAAGAGACGTAAAATCTCTGTTAATGCTTCATGTCGATGATTATCTTTTAAAATGATTTCATTAACGAATCTAGATTCTTTAATTTTAGGAACTTCATGTATTGCCGAATCATTTTTAAATTTTAAATCTACTTGATGTTTATCGCCTGTTAATATCATTATGCTATCTTTACCTAAACGAGATAAAACCATTTGCAATTGTTGTTTAGTCCC